ATCAGACCTCCCTTTATTATGCGCTTCAGGTCGCCCCGGATACACTCCGTAAAGATGATGCACTGTCACTTCTAGAAGGTGATGATTATGCAGATCTCTTTGGCTTTGAAGACGCAGAAGACCCTTTCTGTTCATCTTGTGCCGAGTAAATGTCGAACTATTCAAAAGTCGTGTCCCGTAAAAGAACATGGACACCCGTAGCCGTTGATAAAGGTGAATTTAAGGCAGGCTCGGAGGATGCAATCTTCCGGGCTTTAGCCCTGAGAACTTTAGAACTACCCGTAAAGGAGATGCTCTCACAGGGGTTAGCTCTGGATCTTCCAGACGACCCCGGAGTTATCCCGGCCCTCACCTCCAACATGGCCGATGAAGATAAACATGATATGGCTCTTGGCTATGTCGTTGATGCTCACGGGACTATCCCTAAGTATGAACTCGAAGCCGAGAAGATACGCCAAGCTTGGCTCCGCGACCCGTCACATCCGATCCTTAAAACGGCGATCCTCGAGCGTTCGGTCTTTTTTGTACTTCTCCCAATGTTCCGATTCAACGGCGACATGGGGCTCAGAAGCGTCGCAGCTGATATCAGCAGAGACGAGCAAGCGCACGTCCTTATCCATGCCATGTGTGCTCATGATCTGGGCGAAGTAACAACACCCGCGCTTAACCGTTTAAGGCGAGCAACAGTTCAGTGGGTTATGGACGGCCTTGGCTGTAGCCCTGAAGATAAGTACCTCGACAAAGACTTCTGGTTGAAGCAATCAGACAACCTTTATCTGAGAGGTAAGGCGGACGGACTAGAGGAAACTCGACGTAGCCGTATGCCCGCATTCTTTGAAGCAAGCAACGTAAACCTCCCTAAATATGGCTAACGAACTATCCTCCGCGGATGTGTTTGTAGGCGACACGATTCTCGACAAACTGCTCGAGGAACTTGAAGCCATGTATCCACATTATGCACCAGTACCTAAGGACGACACTGCAACGATCATGTACAAAGCAGGTCAAAGAAGTGTTGTCGATTACATAAAAGCTAAGACTCATGTGTAGCGCCCCAAAGATGCCGAAGATGGAAGCCCCTGAACCGCTTCCAGCCCCAGAACCCCTACCAACTCCACAGCAGGCCCCCGCCCCTCCAATGATGGCCCCGACGGCCCCGGCACCTCAGGCAATGCCGACTCCCCCTCCTGCACCTGCTGCTCCCCTGGTGATCCCAACAACACCACCCCCACAGTCGGTCAATCAGGGTGATGAAGATAGCGCCATTGTTAAAAAGCGAAAGTCAAAACGTAAAGAGCTGCAGCAAGCCTCCACCGGTACATCTGCTCTTCGTATTGATTTAAATAAGTCGATTGGTTCAGCTAAAGGTTCCACCGGTTCAACCGGACTAAACATTCCTAAATGATGAAAGACTCCGCACAGGCCAGGTATCACTTCCTGCGTACTGACCGCGAGCAGTTTCTTGATATGGGTCGACGGGCCTCCAAACTCACACTTCCCTACCTATTGGTAGAAGAAGGTCTCGAGAATGGCGGCTCCTTGCCTACCCCTTGGCAGTCCATCGGTAGCAAAGGGTGTAATGCCCTGAGCGCAAAGCTGATGCTAAGCCTCTTCCCTATTAATACTACGTTCTTCAAACTGCAGATCAACGACGGTGAGTTGGCTTCCATGCCAGATATCACACCGGAGGTTCGTTCTGAGATTGATCTCTCCCTTAACAAGATGGAGCGGATCATCATGCAGCAGGTAGCCGAGTCAAACGACCGGGTTTTCCTTCACGCTGCTATGAAGCACTTAGTCGTTACTGGAAATGCTCTGCTCTATGCCAGCAAGAAAGGGCTCAAGGTCTACCCCCTAGATCGATATGTAGTAGCTCGAGACGGTGATGGAACCGTGGTCGAGATTGTCACTAAAGAAATCATTGACCGGCAACTCCTACCTAAAGAGTTTCACTCTGTATTAGGTGACCGTGATTCCAACGCTGTTGGTGAAGATGGTCCGAAGTTCGGTGTTGCTGCCGGTGGTAAAGGTTCAGCTGATGACGCTGTTGTCTTTACCCATGTCCGTCTCGAAGATGGTCAACATAAATGGCACCAAGAGTGTGACGGGAAGGTTATCGGTGGTACTAAGTCCAGTGCCCCTGTAAAGACCTCCCCCTGGTTCGCTCTGCGCTTTAACGTTTGCGACGGCGAAAGCTACGGCCGCGGACGCGTAGAGGAATTCCTAGGTGACCTGCAGGCCCTCGAGATGCTCATGAAGGCACTCGTCGAAGGCTCTGCCGCTGCCTCAAAGGTGGTGTTCATGGTCAGCCCCTCCGCGACCACCAAGCCTCAGTCACTAGCCAACGCCCCTACGGGCGCGATCATCCAGGGTCGCCCTGATGACGTCGGTGTGGTGCAGGTCGGAAAGACGGCTGACTTCAAGACAGTCCAGGAAATGATTCGGGACCTAACAGCCCGCCTCAACGAAGCATTCCTTGTGTTCTCAGCTCGTCAGAGTGAACGCACAACGGCCGAAGAGATCCGCGCCTCCCAGCAGCAACTGCAGGAGAACTTGTCGGGGATCTACGGCAACCTCACAGTTGAACTGTTGCAGCCTTACCTACAGCGCAAGCTTCACCTGCTGAGTCGCTCGAAAGTTATCCCATCTATGCCTAAAGGTCTGATCCTCCCGACTGTGGTGGCAGGTCTTAACGCTGTTGGACGTGGTCAAGACCGTCAAGCTCTCATGGAGTTTGTAGGCACCATTGCTCAGGCCCTTGGCCCTGAAGCCTTGGCAGGCTTGATCGATACAGAAGAGTTCCTCAAGCGTCTGGCTGCTGCCTCCGGTATCGAGTCGATGGGTCTGGTTAAGTCCGCCGATCAGCTCGCACAAGAGAAGCAACAAGCTCAACAAGATCAGATGCAAGCCAGTGTTGTGAACCAGATGGGTCAGCTGGCGAAAAGCCCTATGGGCGAACAACTAACCAAACAGATGACTGATGACGGACAAGAAGCCCCGGCCGGCCCGTCGCCGAGCCCGCAAGCCTGACGGCAAATTCCAAAGCGATAACCCCAACACACCTCAAAACGAGGCTTGGGAATCAGTACCCGTGGAACAAGGTCTGCCCAAGAAGAAAGCCACAACTGTGGCTCCCAAGGTCAGATCCACCACAACAAGCAGTGCAGGTAAGTACGGCAAACGCAGCCCTATCACCCGCCCTGGTGCCAACAAAATTACTACCACCTTCCACTAATGCCCGTCACCACATTCGATCCCTCTGAAGGCCCCTCTGAGGAGCAGATGGCTGCTGAAGCCAATGCTCTTGAGCAGGGCGAAAAGATCGCCCAGTTGCAGTCCGAGGATCGCGACCGCAGATACCAAGAAGTCGAAAGCTCCAACGAAGACGCTGAACTTATCGGCGGGAAATTTAAGAACCAGGATGATCTTTTGAAGGCTTATGAAGAGCTGCAAAAGAAGCTCTCTAATCCTGAATCCACTGATGAAGCTGTAGAAGCTGAAGAGGAATCCACCGAACAACAGGTGGAAGAAGAGGTGACTGAAGAGACTTCCGAAGTCGATGAGACCGTCCAGTACATGCAACAATTGGGTGAGGAGTTTGGCTCCTCCGGTGAACTGTCAGAAGAGGCTATTGACAAACTTGGATCTATGGATTCCAAGGAACTGATCAAGGCTTACCTTCAGTACAATGCAAAGACCCAAGCCCAAACACTGCAGCAGTCTGCTGTCACTGACATCCAGGCTTCTGTAGGTGGTGAAAAAGCATATTCTGAGATGATTTCATGGGCAAGTAATAACCTTGGTGAATCTGAAATTGCAGATTTTAATGCTGTTACGGCTACTAATAACCCCGTAGCTATTAAGTTTGCCGTTCAGGCTCTCAACGCCCGATACAAAGAAGGCGCTGGAAGTGAAGCCGATCTGATTACTAGCGGAAAGCGTGCCCCCTCTGTGCAGGGCTACCGCTCTCACGCTGAACTCTCACGTGATATCGCTGATCCTCGTTACTCGAGGGATCCTGCATTCCGTGCAGATGTAGAGAGGAAACTCTCTGTGTCCCCTGATCTTCTCTGATCTGACAGAACTGGTGTTAAGGGAGGTTCGATCCCTCCCCTGTCTATTGCCTACTGAGCCCTGTACGCAGGATAACTCTTTAGGTGCTAGCGCCTAGTCGATGGCCCAAATCGGCAAACCTTACATAGTTCTAGAACGTTTGACCAAGATCATATTTGCCTATTAACTAACTTAAAACAATGACTACCCTTAACAACTTTGTCGTCCAGAACGGCGTAAACACTTCTACCCGCTCTGCTGATTACGACGTCCGTTACGCAACGGCGCTTAAGGTCTTCTCTGGTGAAGTCTTCAACGCTTTCAACGACGCAACCATCTTCAAGGGCCTTGTGCGCTCCTACAGCCTCCGTGGCGCTAAGAGCAAGCAGTTCCTGCTGACTGGCAAGTTGGGTGCTGGCTACCACACCCCTGGTACGCCCATCCTCGGAGACGCTGGACTGAAGTCCAACGAGAAGACGATCGTCATGGACAACCTGCTGACCAGCAGCCAGTTTGTGTACGACCTGGATGAGATCCTCAGCCAGTGGTCAGCACGTAGCGAGATCTCGAAGCAGATCGGTGAAGCTCTTGCCCTCCACTATGACGAGCGCATCGCGCGTGTCTTGGCTAAAGGCGCTACTGAGTCTTCCCTCGTTGACGGCGAGCCTGGTGGTTTCCAAGTCAACATTGGCTCCGGTAACACCAACGATGCTCAGGCAATCGTAGACGGCTTCTTTGAGTGTGCCGCAGTTCTCGACGAGCGTTCCGCCCCTGCCTCCGGCCGTTGCGCGATCCTCAGCCCCCGCCAGTACTACTCCCTGATCTCCTCAGTGGACACGAACATCCTGAACCGCGAAGTCGGTAACAGCCAGGGTGACATGAACAGCGGCAAGGGTCTGTACAGCATTGCTGGCATCCGGATCTTCAAGTCCAACGTGCTCGCTAGCCAGTACGGCAAGGACGCTACTGACAACGCTGCTGTCGGTGGTGAGAACAACGACTACGAAGTCGACAACTCAGCCCTCGCCGGCCTCGTCTTCCATAAGGAAGCTGCTGGTGTTGTTGAAGGTATTGCTCCTTCAATCGAAACTACTTCTGGTGACTTCCACGTCCAGTATCAGGGCGACCTGATCGTGGGCAAATTGGCTATGGGCGCTGACACCCTGCGTGTCTCCGTCGCTGGCTCTTTGCAAGCTGCTTGATAATCAATCCCTATGGGTGGACCTTCGGGTCCCCCTGGGGTCTCCCCATTACCTCTAACAAAAATGGCAACTAAGGCAACAAAACTGGCCGCTGTAAATACTATTATTAGTAACGTCGGTCAGGCCCCTGTAACCGCCCTCAACACCGGAAACCCCCTGGTGGAGATGGCTGAGAACATCCTGGATGAAATCACCCGTGCAGTCCTATCTGAAGGGTGGGATTACAATACAGAGCGGGGCTATCCGTTCACCCCAGATTCAACTGGATGCATCGTCATCCCCGAAAACGTCCTAGCGATTGACGTAAGCGCCGGTACTGGCCAGTCAGTAATTAGGAGCGGCAAACTTTATAACCGTGTCGACCATACATACACTTATAACGGTAAGCAAGAGCTAGACGTTACGTGGTTGTTTGACTTTGAAGAGCTCCCTGAAGCATTCAAGAATTACATCACCATTAGAGCCGGTAACGTCTTTGCAGGACGCTCCGTGGGTTCTAGTGAGGCAGTTAAGTTTGGCCAGCGTGAAGAGACTGTAGCCCGCGCAACACTGCTCGAGTACGACACTCAGCAAGGCGACTACACAATCTTCCAGGACGCAGATGGCAGTGGCTGGTATCAGCAAGTGGCCTCACGTCCTATTAACATTCTTCATAGATTCTGATGGCAGCAATCAGTCAAGTAATCCCCAATTTACTAGGGGGTGTTAGTCAACAACCCGACCCGCTGAAACTACCGGGTCAGGTAAGAGAAGCTGAGAATGTCATCCTTGACCCCACCTTTGGTTGTAGGAAACGCCCTCCCACTCAGTTCGTAAACCAACTATCCACTGATGTACCCGAGGGTGCCAAGTGGTTCAATATCTTCCGTGATCAGAATGAGCGGTATGTGGTCTGCATATATCGCGAGACGTCTTCTACACGTATCCGTGTATGGGAAGCAGATACTGGCTCTGAACGTACCGTATCTATTGAAAGTAGTGCTGGTGCTTATCTCGATGTCAGTGCAGCGAGGAAGATCAACCCACTAACTATTAACGACTTCACCCTCCTCTGCAATACAGAGAAGCTGGTGACCATGTCTAACAGCACTGTTGACGAGGCTAAGGCTGAAGCTCTTATTGTTATCCAGCAGGTTGCTTACAACACTGCCTACCAAGTTGACTTTTTAAAAGATGGTCAGAACTTGACCCAAGAAAAGGTCTACAAGGCAACCCAGCTAACGGTCAGTCCTGGCTCGTTTGAAGATGAGGATGACGACTCCTGCACCTTCCAGGCTAGTGAAACCTTTAGTGAGGATGGGTCCGGTAATAAGCAAGGACTGGGGTTCACTCTTACCACCACGTGCTCACCGACCTTGGTAACCACAGAGGTCGACGGTGCTTCCTTCCCAACAGCCGTAACAGCATCTATCCCCCAGCCACAGTTGTATTTTACGGCTGCTCATGGCAGTGCGGATTCATACGCGCCAGGTTCATACCTATACCAGACTGTCACCACAAGCAATGGCAACTTAACTATAAGAGTTGAGGCTCGTGTTAGTAAGAAGTTAAATACAGCACTCTCTGGTAATCGTTACGATCTATCTAGTGCAAGTATCTCTTCTTATAACACCAGTAAAACTAACTGGGCTGTTGGTAATGGCGGTCAACACTCTCAAGGTGGATCGACTGCTACTTACACAGTTTCCTCAGTTGGTGAAGGTCAGGGATCATCAGAGTTCAACTACAAGTCTGTGTATCAGACCCGTGTGACTCTTAATAACGGCGGCATTGATTGGCGTGTGGGTGACACTGTTTCCGTCACTATGGCTGGTAAGCAGTACACCGTCACGGTGCAGGGAGAAGACTTCGGTTACTCCTACGCATCAGAAGCCACTATCTCCTTTACAACGCCTACAGATACTACATCTGGGACGCTGAGAGTTGGTGACATCGTATCTGGCCTTACAGCCGATATTAACGCCCTTGCTGATTACACAGCTACTCCAGTGGGTAACATCATCCACGTACAACGTACAGATGATCGGGACTTCAACATCCAGACCCGTGGTGGCACTGTCAACAACGCCCTGTATGGCATTAAGAGCAGCGTCAACGATGTGAGCTTGCTGCCTAATCAGTGTGTTGCTGGTGTCGTGTTGTTGGTGCGTAACTCTGCAGAGAGTGATGCTGACGATTACTACGTCAAGTTCAAGCCAGCCTCTGGTGATATCCCCGGTCAAGGTGCTTGGGAGGAAACTCACAAGCCTGGTATCAACACCGACCTGAACCCAGCCACGATGCCCCATGTCATGGTGCGTGAGGCGGACGGTACCTTCACGGTGCGCCCTCTCACCGCTGAGTTTGATGAGGCCCTGTATTGGGCACCTCGGGATGTAGGCGACGACAACAGCAACCCTGAGCCCTCCTTCGTGGGTCAAACCATCAAGGACCTGTTCTTTTTCCAGAACCGCTTGGGACTTCTGTCTGAAGACTCTGTAGTGCTGTCACAGCCTGGTGATTACTTCAACATGTTTGTAGGCTCTGCCATCGCTGTAAGTGATGCTGACCCCATCGACATGGCGGCTAGCTCTACTAAGCCTGCCACCCTCAAGGCTGCCCTAGGTACCCCTAAGGGCTTGCTCCTGTTTGCTGAGAACTCCCAATTCCTCCTGTCCACCTCTGATGCTGCCTTCGGACCGTCAACGGTGAAGATGAGCGAGCTGAGTTCTTACAGCTACAGCAGTGAGATCTTGCCTCTAGAGACAGGTGTATCGATCATGTTTGCCACTGAGGCAGACACCTTTTCAAAGGTCTATGAGATGGCAGTCGACTCAATCGACAACCGTCCCATCGTCTCTGAGAACACTCGAATCGTGCCGGAGTACATCCCACCTGGTCTGACAGTCTCTGCCTCTAGCTCTAATAACTCTCTGGTCATCTTTGGGGACGGCTCCGAAACCCTGTATACCTTCAAGTTCTTTAATGCTGGTAATGAGCGGAGTCTGGCTGGCTGGTCCAAATGGATCATGCCGGCTCCTGTTGAGTCTGTTGGGTTTGACCATGACACCGGCTACCTGGTGCTGCGTAACAACGGCTCTCACGTTCTCTGTAAGTTGGAGATGCTGGACGATCCGCGTACTTCTCCTATCAATGCTTTTGGTAGAAAGTTTACACCCCGTCTTGACTTCTCTCTCTTTAAATCTCAGACAACTATTGAGGATACGACTGACAGTTCTAAAAAGATTGTCCGCTTTCCCGATGGTGCATTTGTAGAGAACGCACAGCCCAACATCATCCTTACTCTTGACGGTAACTCTACGCTGTACCGCAGCCCTGAGATTGAAGAAGATGCCACCGGATACTTCATCACAGTAGATGAAAACCTTGCCGAGGCTGACTTCATTCTTGGTCTAGAGTTTACCATGAAAGTTGTACTACCTTCTTTCTATGTAGTACAAGATAAGAAAGCTGATCGTAAGAACATCCCTATGATCAATAGGGTCTACATTGACCTCTATTACTCAGGACGCTACGAAGCTAACTTGAGTCGTAAAGGTTATGACGACCAGATCATCGACCTGGATGTTACCGACGCTGATATCTACTTTGCAAACGATGCAGCCATTGATGAAGTAACTACCCGTGAGGTCCCGGTGTATTGCCGTGGAGATTTCACAACACTCACCATCACAGCTCCTGACCCCCTACCAGCTTCAATCACCTCGTACCGCTGGGAGGGTATGTACAACGACCGAGGCGTATCCATTATCCAATGAACCACTACCGACCGGCCACCTTTAAGGATGGTCTGGTGGTTCTTAACCATTTACGACCAGAAGATAAAGCCGAAGTATTGGGCATGGGGCTATCAATGCTCCATGTCCCTTTTGGTGTTCTGGCTAGTGACCATGCTACCTATTTTTACGGTGAAAATGGTCAACCAGCCGGCATTGCTGGCATCGTCAGGTTAAGTCCCACCGAGGGTCAGATATGGATGCTTTGCACTCCTCTGATCACTACCAAACCTATCACTTTTGTGCGACAGGCTAAGAAGTGGCTGAGCAGTGTTGAGCGGGAGTATTCACTCCTGTGGAACTATGCAGACGCACGGAACCATGTCCACCACAAATTACTTAAGCACTTAGGTTTCAAGGCCCTACGAACCGTACCCACGGGGCCTGAAGCTTTGCCCTACTTAGAAATCGTAAAACTATGTGCGCCCCACTAGCCGCAGCAGCCGCTGCAGCGCCTCTACAGGCGGCAGCTCTTGGTATCTCTGCTGCCACCGCTGTAGCGAGTGTTGGCATGGGAATGATGAGTGCTTCTCAGCAATCAGCTCAAGCCCAAGCCTCGATGAATATGCAGGCTCGCCAGCAGCAGTTGCAACAGCAACAGCAGCGGCAGTCGATGATGCAGCAGCAACAGTTCCAACATCAACAACAAGTTCAGGCACAGAATCAGCAACAGCAGAACTACAACCTGCAGATTGCTCAGACCAATGCCCAGATGCTTAACCAGCATCGCCAACAACAGCAGCAAGTTCTCAACGAACGAGCCAGTATTATGGCCCGTCATGAAGCAGATAAGCTTACATATCAGCGAAGTAAAGAGCGCTTTACAGAGCAGAGTCGTCTTAATAATGAGGCTGCGAACCGTTCCTATACAGCGGAGCAGGCAAAGATGACTGAAGCCCGTAAGAAGGCTGCCTTTGAGCAACAATCTATCCTTGCTAAATCTATCGGTAATCAAGGTAATATCCTTGCTGCCGGTCGTACTGGACAGTCTGTTGGTCTTCTGGTTAATGACGTCGAGCGTCAAGCCGGATTTGCCGTGGCTCAAGAGAACGCCATGCTTGATTCCAAGTATGAAGCTGCTCAGATTGGTATGGACTCTGTGTATTTACAAGCTCAGAGCGCTAACAACCAGGCGGCAAGTCAGGTTGGATTCAACCCTCAAGATCCGTATCTACCAAACATGCCGGACGCACCTGCGTTCGTTGATGGAAATACCTTCGCCATTGCCTAATGTCACGTATCTATCAATCCCAGCAAGCGGGTAACCGCTACAAGGGTGCCGATAAGTCTCAGAGATTTGCCCCAGTTCAGGCAGTCAGTGATGAGAAGGCACTCACGCAATACAAGAATGCTCGAATCCAGGACTCCCAAACAATGGGACGTGAGCTGGTCCGGCAACAAAAACAAGAGAGTCAGGAATTACAGGCCTCTCAGCAGTCAGAAAGAGGTCAACTAGGCCTCGAGCAGTTGTCAGACAAGCAAGGGCTTGCTTCTGAACAGTTTCAACAAAAGGGTAACCTGGCGTTAGAACAAGGCTTCGAGCGTGGTCAGTTAGGCCTCGAGGCAGCTCAACAACAGGCTAAAAGTGCAGCAGCATCTGCCCGTACAAAACTAATCGGCACGGCAATCACTGGCCTATTAAGCTTCGCCGGTTCTGCAGTTCAATTCCAGCAAAGTGTTCAAGATCAAGCAGTAAAAACTGAGATCGAGGATGCACAACTAGAACAAGCTGGCCTTGGTTCCACCTTTGGTGGTATCGAGCCCATCACTAACGAGCGCATCGCAGAATCGGCTAATACAGATGCGCTTACTAAGGCTGAATCATCAGCCATAAACAATGTCGTTACGACTGAGTTTGATCCAAATAATGCTCTTGATGCACATGCTGCACTTGAGTTAAAGCAGGCCACACTCTGGAAAAAGCTTGAACCAGTCCGTGGTGCCGGTTATGCCGCAACTGCTATGTATGGCGTTGCTCTCGAGGAGGCTAAAGCTTCCGGTTTGATCCGCCCTGGTGTGGAAGGCCTGGTAGACGCTCAGAACTTCTCTCGTGAGTTTGCTAAGCAATCTGGCATCCTAGGAGCTCCCCGTGATATTCAACTGGCCTATGCCCGTCAGGCTGCTGCTGCTAACCAGAACATGGTCTCGGCTGTAACTGCAGAGCATAAGGCCTCAGTGGAGCAAGCTAACCAAGCCACTTGGCAAGGTAACACCTCCAACATCGTGGACTCAGCCAGCGTTCAGGATATCGGCCTAGCCTTTGAAACTACTTATCAGGAAGCCAAACACGGCAACATCGGTTTCAATGGTGTTGATGGACGAGCTCTGACTGAAACCAACCTAAAAGAAGTTCTTAGCAACCTCCAGGTTGACGGTAAGACCGGGCACATCACTGAGCTCCGTAAGCACGTCTACAACTCGGCCACTGGCCGGACGTTGGGTCAAGACTTTGACGACCTATTTGATACTGCCGAAAGGACTGCACGTAATACATCCATCCAAAACTTCAACCTGAAGTCCAACGAGCAAACTCTGCAGATCAAAGAACAGATTCAGATCTACAACTCCGATCCCTCTACAGAATCCAAGCTCGAGGCCATCGAAGGTCTACGCAGTATTGGTTCTATTGAGGCTATTGAGGCTGCTAACCGCCTCGTAGATAAGGGTCTTAACTATGACCCTGAGATGGTTGTAGAGATGGCTATTAATCCACCTTCACCGTCTGAAGCCAAGATGCTTGTGGACACTGGTGTGATTACAGCAGAGCAGGCTAAGCCCTATCTGGCATCTCCCGAGCTCAAAGCTGTTCAAGGCTTCCTCAAGGAGATCGATGGCGACCTTGAGAAGGGTATGTATGGACAGGTCAACCCTTCCAACGTCTCCGCTTCGACTAAGGCTGAAGTGGCTATCCGACATGAAGTATTCATGGAAGAGCTCGAAGGTCTAGTTATGGCTGAGATCAACATTGCCCCTGATCGTGCTGATAACAAGCAGGAACTATCCCGCTTGATTAATGAAAAGTCTCAGTACTTGCTGAATCAACCTCGCTACGTCCTTGAACAGGATGCAAAGGCTGGTGCAGTGTTTGGTGCTGGTATGGATAAGGACCGCCGTCTACTGCCTATCACCAATGCTGGTGGTAACCAGGACTTCTCGAAACTTCGTTCTGAAGACCTATTCAGCAACGGATTCCCTATGTCCGAAATGAATCCAAGCCGTGACCGCTTTATTGCACTTAGCACACTCGAGCGTGATTCACTGGCGATTCTTCAAGGTAAAGCTCCCTCCGAGCGTACCGCAGGGATCGCACAGCGTCTCGGACTATCCAGTCGTGCATTTGTGGACCAACAGTTGCGTGTAAATGGCATCACGCCTTTGAGAGAAATGCAACTGTCGGATCCCATTTTCACTAAGCCAAGTGTGACCGGTACAGATTACGACGCCAGAACAGGCTTCCAAGCTTTGATGGACCTCAACGTCCCCCGTAAGGGTGCGGCGTACCTTGCAGGAAACATCCAGCAGGAAAGCTCCTGGGATGGGATGCGTGACTGGGGTCAGGTGAAAAACCCGACTACCGGCCAGATGGATGGCACCAACCGTAATGGCGGCTTGGTGTCCTGGGCTTCGTGGACTAACAACTCCGCACGCCTTGGACAGATCGAAGCCAAGTATGGACGCCCTATCGATCAAATAACGGAGTCGGAACAGCTCACTTACATGCTCCAGGAAATGGAGTCGAGCTACCCCCGCTCATACGCGACCTTCATGAACCCCAACTCGAGCGAAACAGAGCTGCGGCGAGCTTCGTTCAACTTCTGGGGTTATGGACATCGAGGTGATCGCTTCAACTACGCAACAGCACTCCTTAACGGAACGTTCTGACCGCATGGGTGCGCCTCTGCGGTTTTTTCTTTAATTCTATATGTCTGATCTTAGTCAGTACTTCTCCTCTGCAACTGAAAATGCAGAAGGATTCGTAGATACAACTCGGGAACAACAGTTGGACGCCATGGGTATCCAACAGCCCGAGCAAGCTCTAGCAAAAGCCCAGCAACAAGAAAGCGCAGCCCCTGCTGCTACCCCTGAACAGGAAGAGGAAGAGGGGGGAAACCTCCTCTCCACCATCACGCAAGGCATCGACGGTGTCTTGGGTACCAATCTCAATGAAACCCTCGAGCAGAACCGTGAAGCTGCCGAGCCCCAAAGGGAAGCCATCGCACAAGGTGTTGATGATTTCCGTAAGAACCAGCCCGAGCCCGTCAAGGTTGCTGTAGGTGCTGGTCTGGGTGCTGCTGAATCTATCGGCTCAACCGCCGAAGTTATTGGTGACACGGTAAAGACCTTTGCAGGTCTGGCTGAGGAGTCCGATGACGTCTTCTCCAATAAATATGAGTGGGCCAAATGGGACCTAGGCAAAGACGAGTACGGCGCTCAAACGGGCGTTGGAAAGATCGCACAGGGTTTCGCTGAATTCGGCCTATTGATGGCCGCAACTGGTGGCTTTGGTGGTGCTGCCGCTGGTGCTGGAGTAATCCAAGCCGGTGTGCGTGGTGCTGCCTCTGGTGTTGCCGCCGACATGATCTCCGCGATGAAAGGTGAAGGCAACCTCTCCAACCTCATCCGTGATCAAGCCCCTGACTGGTACCCCACCTGGCTGACCGCCCTCGCTGTAGATGACGATGACAACCCTTGGGAGGCTGCTTTTAAGACTGCTCTGGAGGGTGGCGGTATTGGCTTTGTCGCTGATGCTGCTATTGCATACGCCACTGGCGCTCGTGCTGCACGTGCTGCTGATAAAGCAGGCAAGCCACTTGCTGATCAGGAGAAGGCAGCGGAAGCGGCTTTCTCGGCTAAGCACAAAACTCTGGATCTTATCCGTGAGCAACGTATTGAGGATGGCCCGTTAGGACAAGCAGCTCGGGTAAACCCCCGACTTGCTGAACCACTTGCTAACGCAAAGAAGGGTATCCCCGTCACCTATGACGACGTGGCTAACGCCTTTCCCGAGTACTTCGCTCCTGGTACCCGCGTGCCTGAGCCTAACTTCCATCCCGAGGTGTACAACCGCCTGAGACGGATGGGTAAGAACGACGGCCTGTCTATCAACCCCTTCACCGGCGAGCAACCTCGCTCCGGAAAGATGGTCGCTATAGATGGCGCTGTCCTTGACAACATCACCCCTGAGAACGTCGGTAACTTCATCGCTCTCAACTACGACAAGCTCACCCGCGACGACGTCTTCCTTGGAAGCTGGGTCTCTCAAGAGACTGGCCAGCCTGTGGTTGAACTAAGTCGCCTGGTTGCTGATCAAGATGAAGCCCTAACGCTCGGCCGTGCTTTTGACCAGGAAGGTGTCTTTGACATCAACCTGGCTAACTCACGGATGGACGGTGATGGGTACATCTCAACAGGTGGTTCCGATCGCCTGCGTGAAACCAAGGGTGGTCACATTACCCCCGCTACTGATCTACCACTGATCAAAGAAGTCAGTGACGCCACTTCTGTGGTACAGGCTCAGCGCACTGCTACTGCTTCTAGTGCTCCTGTGGCTACTGGTTCCTCAATTACCAAAGCCCAGCTGCATAAGATCGCTACCGCTGTGGGTGATGAGCCTGCTGCACTCCTTAAGCAGATCGCCGATGGCAACCCTGTCGACATCAGCAAGCTCTCTAAAGCCTCCCGTCAGACTGTTGACGAGGTCGCTCAGGAAGCTGCTAGCGGCATTCAGGAAGCCCTGGGTGGTGGTGGACAGATTGACTTCACCAAGATCCTCAAGCAAAAGGTGGGCGACGACGTCCTACTGACCCGTGCTGGCATCGTCCAGGTCCGGGGCCTGATGCAAGAGATGAGCGCTAAGGCTGCTCAGACCTCTATCTCTATCAAGCGTGCATCTGACGGTGGCAAAGAGTTCCACCACCAGTTCGACGAGATGGTTGACAACTTGAAAGGCCTTCTGGCCGTTCATAAAGAGTCAGCTAACAGCTACTCCAAGTACCTGAGTACCTACAAGGTCAAGGTGCCTCTCTTGGGTGAGATCGACCTACCTAAGGTCTTCCAACCCGAGACGCCCGACAGGCTTGCTGCCTCCTTAGTAGATGCAGGTAAGACCCTTGATGAGCTCAAGGCCAAGGTCAAGTCTGGTGATCCCAAGGCCAAGTCTGAAGCGGTACGCATCGCGGCTGCTATGGATCTGGCTGGTGGTGACATCACCAAGACCCTGAGCTTTGCCAAGAACGCCCGTCAGCTTGCTGGCCAGGACGCTCTGAGCATCATGTACAACTCGATGCTGTCTAGTCCTACCACGCACCTTATTAACGGTATAAGCAACCTGATGCAGGTGACTTATCGCCCCTTGGCCGCTATGGCAGGCGGTAACGCCAAAACAAAGAAGCAGGCCATTGCTGCTTACTCCGCGTTTTTCTCAAACGTTAATGAGTCATGGGGCCTTGCTGCCAAGGTGTTTGCTGACGGATCTAACGTCAAAGGCACCAAAGGCTTCGTCCAGTCTGGTGAAACAACTCAGGCCATCAAACAACTCAGTATCGCTGCTGAAGCTACATCTGACCTGAATCAGCAGGCTGCGTCTGGGTGGATGAACACCCTGCATGACATGGCTAACTTCCCGCTCTTCAACTGGCCCAGCAAGATGCTGACCACCAGTGATGAGTTCTTTAAGGCTTTGGTCTCCCGTATGGAGTTCCAAGCCAAGACTATGGGTGACGCTATCGATGCTGCTGGTACTTCCGGCAAGCCTGTCGAGGACGTCTACAAAGAACTACTTGAGAAGACTAAGCAGTACAACTTTGGCAAAGAGTCTGGTGAGATTCTCAATGAAGATCTCCTGGCAGTTGCCAAGGAAGTCACCTTCCAGACCCAACTTGAGGGTCAAGCAAAGGCTTTTGGAGACTTCGTTAATAACGTGCCTGTGCTGCGTGCCTTCTTCCCCTTTGTGAAGACCGGCCACAACATCATGGTTTACACCGGCACACACGTCCCACTCCTGTCTAGCCGTCTCAAAGAAGTCCAAGCCGTCATGAACGGTACGGACGAGTACGCCAAAGCAGTGATGAAGGGACGTCAGGCTGTTGGCCGTTACTTGATTATCACTGGTGCTGTCGCTGCCTACAGCGGCACGATCACCAGTAATGGCCCTCCAGACCCTGCTGAGCGTAAGGCTTGGCTGAAGAACAACCGTCCCCGCTCTATCAAGGTCGGAGACAAGTTCATCGACTACTCACGTATCGAACCCTTCGGACAAATCCTGTCTGCGGTGGCTGATCTCGTTGATATGTCCAAGTACGCAGCTAAGCATGGTCTCGGTGGCGATCAGATCGAGTATCTGGCTGGCTACCTGACTTATGCCATTGCTCAGAACTTCACTAACAAGAGCTACATGCAGGGCGTTGTACCCCTGGGTCAGTTGCTGACTCCTGGTTGGCAGGGCCTCAATGCTCTTACAACCTTGCCTCTACAGCAGGTCAACAACTTCATCCCCATGTCGGGTGCTCGCCGTGCGTTCTCCAACGCCGTGACGCCTTACATGCAGGAGTACAACACTCAGGTCGATCGCATCTGGGACTCCATGACAATGGGGTTACTCCCCCTCAGTTCACCATCACATGACTGGCTCGACGGTCAACAGATCGAGTCACCTGCTGGTGGTCTTAACGCCCTGAATCCTCTGAAGACTGTTTCACGTACTCAGAGCTTTGTTAGGGATCAACTCGAAGATATGGAGTACGACTCCTCTGTGATCTCTAAGACCCTCCAGGGTGTGGAGCTCAAGGGTGAGCACAAGTCCCGACTACAACAACTGATGGGTGAGAGCGGCCTTGAACAGCGGCTTGAGCGCATCATGAAGGGTAGGAACTGGATTCAAGCTAAGGATCAGTACTTCGAGAATGTCCGCCAAGGAAAGGCGGGCGATAAGCGTAACGAGCTCTACTACAAGTTTGTAAACGACGAGATCACCGCCACCCGCGACCGTGCCATTAGCCAACTGACAAGAGAGTTCCCAGAACTCCAGCAACAGATCCACGACCACCGTGTGGTACGTGACTCTCAGAGGGCGCAAGGTCAGACAACTGAACAGAACTTCGACGATCTGGCTAACTTCTACCGAATGTAATTATGGCGACTACTCAAAATACATATACAGGGGACGGGTCTACCGTCCTTTTTTCTTTCACATTCCCCTATATCTCTGAGCAGGATGTATTCGTCTCCCTAGATGGTACAGAACTGGACTCAACAACTGAATACAGCTTCGCCAACGCTACTACTATTCAATTCGCTACTGCTCCTGTACAGGATGCAGCTATCCGAATCTTTCGGCAAACATCTAACGATGATGTAAAGGCAGTTTTCTTCCCTGGCTCTGCTATTCGGGCGCGTGACCTGAACGATAACTTCACCCAAGTTCTCTACTCGTCGCAGGAATCAGACGCCACGGCAGTTGACGCGGTGGCATCGGCTTCCCAAGCCTCTACCGCTGCTGCTAACGCAGCGTCTGATGCTGCTACAGCCACAGCAGCCGTTACGGTCGCTGAGTCTGCTGCTACTCAGGCACAGACTGACGCCTCAACCGCCTTGGCTCAGGTCTCAACAGCTCAACAAGCTGCCACCGATAGCCAAGCTGCAGCCGCTCAGGCTATTAGTGAGGCCTCTACTGCAACTACAGCTGCCCAAGCTGCTGAGCAAAAGGCTGCTGATGCTGAGGTTGCTGCCAATAACAGCCTCGCAGCTTCCAACGCTGCAACAGTTGCCTCGAATAACGCTACAACGGTGGCTGCAGGAGCCGTCTCCACGGCCAACCAGAGTGCTACCGACGCTGCGTCCGCAGTTGCAACGGCAAATACTGCAGTAACTACCGCAAATAGTTCAATTACAGATGCAGCAAACGCAGTATCTACCGCTAATACAGCTGAAACTACGGCAAATACAGCAGCTACCAACGCTCAAGCAGCTCTTGATGCTGTTGGTGATGCTCTTAACTATGATCTGGTCGATAACGTTGCATCCATCTCTGGATCTCCGTCGGACGGTGATGCTGTACAGGTTGTTAACTCGACAGGTATTGAATCATTCACACCTTTGAGTGATTTGCCTAACGGATTCGTAGGTGACTCGGGTATTAATGTCCGTATTATCTACCGTAATACTCTATCCTCCTGGACTTATATTGCGTATGCAGCTAATGACCCTGATGCTCGTTATGTAGAGTCAGGTTCAAATGTATCTGAGCTGGTCAATGATGCAAACTACATCACAGCAGTAGATATCCCGACTATTCCAACCGCGGTATCGGAGCTGACTAATGACTCTGCTTACATTACACAGAGTGACGCTCTACCTCCGACTGGTGGAACTATCAACGGCAACCTTGTAGTTGACGGTGACCTCATCTCCTTTGGCAACGTTAGCCGGGGATCTGGTGAGATCGTCCTGAACTGCGAGGCCAATACGCATGGCGTAACTATCAAAGGCCCAGCACATAGTGCGGGGGCTACCTACACGATCACCTTGCCTGATAACACGGGTACATCTGGTCAGGTCTTGGCAACTGATGGCAGTGGTAACACGTCTTGGACGACTGTCGTAACTGACATCGACCTGGATTCTCTTCCCGCATTGCCATGACCCTACAAGATACCGACAAGTTCCTTGTGGGTCGATCTGGAACTAATCACAGCGTTGAATCACAAGCACTTATGGCACAAGTTGAAGACACTGACCTGCTCTTGGTATCAAGGAGTGGGTCTAATTTTAAAGTGACAGGTCTAGAGCTCAAGGACTCCTTTGGTTCTGGCTCTATTAACCCTGGGGCTAATGATATCTCCACAGATATCGCCTTTCAAAGCGGTACAGGTACAGAAGCAGACCCTTATGTTTTAGCTCCTGTAATTGTTGCCCCATACGGTGGCTCTGTATCCAGTACAGAGACCCTAACTATCATCGGCCAGACGCCACTTACCCCTGTGGTTTGGACGGACAACAGTGTTGGTGCTGGTACAAGGTTTACACAGATTGATGGTCAGGAGACTGACGCTTCTGGTGTGTGGACAGGTAATCTTGAGTATGCTGACATCCCTGCTAGTACTACTGATACCACGTATGTAGGCCTTCTACAGATCGGGTTGGTGTTCTTTAGTTGGACAATTGATCAGAGGGAAGTAGATACAGTCCCTCCAGCTATTACTAGCGTCTCTCTAATTGAGAATGACGCCGTTGATGCTAATAGATTCACCTCACAGGTGTTTACATTTTCTACTAACATTGATGATGGAACACCTACAGCAGTTAAGACCATTGACGCTCACGTTGATGGGACCTTAACCAGTGAGGTTCAGTTCGTTGAACCCCTAGAGAGTTCCAGTGGGAGTAACTTAACCTTCGCTGCTGGTACGGAAATGACGTCCGTAGCTCCCGGTGATTTCTTTACGCAACCTGGACCATCGGGTACTGCAACCTGGTCTGACAATGTATCAATTGCGCCAAACTCTAGCGCCGCTGTCCGAGCACGGCCAAGTATGTTTGACGGCAATCTAACTACTCAATGCTATACAGAGAATGATACGTTTGCCCAGATTAACTGGGACATTGGTGTTAACATTTCTGGTAAAACAATTAAGCTGTTAACTGGAAATGTAAATACTTCTCACTCTCTCTATTTTACGGATACTAATACAGGCAGTGAGTTGTCAACCGGCGTTACGTCTGATGCTTCTGGCTTCATTGAATATGACACAGCAGCGTTGCAGTTCCCGAATCTCGACAAGATAGGTATCCAGATGAATGAGAATAATAAAGATGTTCTCATTAAAGCGGTTTATCTAGATGATGTCATCGTTACTGATGGACAGTCGATTATTACGACAATTACTGGGGTTACCGCCTCCGTATCTGGTACTACTATAACTCTATCCAGCACATCAGGTGGATGGATTAATGGTGTAGATGTCACTGGTCCTACGAAGTCCATCACTGCAGCTAATACCCGTCTTTATCTTAAGTTTGATAGCTCAGGTAACGTCGAAACGCTCATCAACGAGCCACAGGATCCTCCATACACAACCTCAGCTACTAATCCAGGTCTAACGCTTACATTCCCTGCTGTATTCCCTGACGGACAGGCTCCTGATACGGATCTACCTGAAGGAACAACACTTACTGTTCTTGTTGTTGCTGAGAATGCGGCTGCAACTGCTGGCCCTGCTGGTGCAACGGTTCAACCTGAGATCCCTGCCCCTGCTGCTCCCCTTGCTGGGCTGACCACGCTGTATGAAGGCAACGCTTCTACCAATAACATCGTCAATGGTGTTGACCTTGCTAATAATGGGGGCTTAGTTTGGCTTAAAAATAGAGAAAATGGTTCTACCAATCACTGGCTAGTTGATACAGTCCGTGGTCTTAATTCAGCATTGCTTACTAACAGCAATACCAGTCCAATTAATGCTACCGTAGTAAGTTCTTTTAACACAGACGGTTTTACAATCCCTAGCAACAGCTCTGTTAATACCCAACCACTTGATTATGTTGCTTGGACATTAGGTAAAGCTGAAGGCTATTTCGACATTGTTGAATTTACAACACCTCAGCAAGTTGCAACTGTCAACCATTCGCTCGGTTCTGTACCAGGATTGATCATTGTTAAATACTTAAGTGGTAACGGTGATTGGTTCACGTACCACCCGAGTATCGGTAATAATTCCTACTTAACGTTGAACTCGAGTAATGCAATAGATGCAACTTTTGATGTATGGAATGGTTTTTCACCAACTGCAACCCAGTTTCAATACAACGCTCTTGTAAATGGAGGCGGTACATATATTGCCTATTTATTTGCAGAGGATACGCCTGGTGTAATTAAATGTGGTTCCTACTCTGGCGCTGGTACTACGAATCAGATTGATGTTGGATTTAAACCTCAATGGGTTCTAATAAAAAGTATGGGCTCTGCTGATTGGCTGATCTTTGATAACAAGAGAGGTGCAACCCCCAACACAGACCCCTTGTATCCCAATCGGGACTATAAAGAAGGTGGGACCAGCTTTAGTGCGGGAGGTTCTAATCACATCCGCTTTAACGATAATGGTATGGAAATTAACGGCTCAGGAGGAGTCCTAAACGACTCGAGCAGTAATTACATCTATGTTGCTATCGCAGAGCCCTCTGCTGCTGTGAGTCAGACTCAATCTCAGTTTGACGCCACTTCTGAGAGCTTTGAAACTTTTGGATTAAATACAGCTATCTATCAAGGTAACCAAGCTCAGCAAGCATTAGATAACTACTACAACTCATAGCACCAATCAAAGTCCAACTTTTTTTTGGTACATTGTATGCCTGAATACATATTCGTTTTTATCGCATCGGGCATCTTTTCTGTTCTCGCTTTGGCTAGTCGTAAGTTTGAAACTACGGATCGACGTATCGATGCCATCGAACTTAAGATGGCTGAACGATATTTAACCAAAGATGATTTTAATAGAAGGTGGGATACTCTCATCTCAGTATTAATGCGTCTAGAGGATAAAGTCGACGCCCATTTAAGTGACGAACCTTCAAAAATTCAACAAATTAAACGTAAGTACGAACTATGAAAACCGTTATTGAAATCCTACGCCCTGTGCTGATTGCACTGCTAACTAGCAAGGCTGCTAAGGAACTTTTAGTGGACATCGTCCGCAAACTGGCTGAGAAGTCTGAGAACCAAGTTGACGACACTCTCGTCGAAGGATTGGCCCGCGCTCTCGAGGTCTGATCATGGCCAAGCGTGCCGGCGAAGAGCTCTTTGATGAGCTCCATGCCCTTCTAACTACTGAGCTTGTTGCTCGTATTAAGTCTGGGGAAGCCAGCACGGCTGACCTTCGTGCCGCCATTGATTGGCTATCGAAGAATGACATCACGGGTGTGCCTATTTCAGGTTCACCCCTGGCGTCTTTGGCCGGTCTGATACCCGAGCTCACATTTGAAGATGTACAAGGGAGTCTCTGATGGCACCTAAACGTTCATCAAACCCTGGCAAGTCTGCAAAGTATTACGCCAAGAACCCTAAGGCCAGGGCAAAGAAGAATGCAGCGCAGCGTAAGCGCAATAAAACCTCCGCCAATAAAACATACCGGGCTGAGCTGAATGCAGCTCGTCGCAAGGACGGTAACTACGGCAAAGGCGGAGCTGACTACAGCCACACAAAGTCCGGAAAGCTTGTGCGTGAGAGCGCAAAGAAGAACCGGGCACGTAATGGGTCGGGCGGTAAATCGACCAAAAAGTAAACCTTATTCAATGAGCCACCGATGGACACGCCCCGAAGCCTCATGCACGAACTCCTTACCTTTCGCGCGTCTGATGCGAAAAGAATGTGGAGGGAGAATATCTTTAATCGGGACGGAAACGCCTGCACATACTGCGGCTCTACAGAAAATCTAACTATTGATCATATTCACCCCAGGTCGAAGGGTGGTGACAGATGGTCAGCCTCTAACTGCACGACTGCTTGTCGTTCCTGTAATCAACTTAAAGGATCCATGCGGGTAGAGGATTTTATTCTACTTAAATCTGCTTAATGGCATTCCCTTCAAATCCTTCTAGGGGTGATACCCATGAAGAGGATAGTTCAACTTGGCTATATAACGGCGTAAGTTGGGACCGTTCAGTTATTCGTCCTGGAAACAGTACGTCTTATGGTGTTAAGTCCAGTGGTCTAACTGCTGAAGATCCCATCCTTGTTGGTGCGGACGGTGGTTATGAGTTCACTGGCGCATTTGTAGACCGTACTTCGGGCACTACAGGTAACCTGATCTCTAACAACGTTCAATACACCAACGAGCAGGCTCAGTCTGGTGTGTGGAGGCGCTTTGGGTTCTCCAGTGCTCAGCAAGTCTTAAACGATGTTGCTTACTTCCCTATATCTCACCATCACTTTGACCAGACCAAGGGTTTATTTGGTGGCGAGCATTTACCTGCTGGAGTAACAAATCTCTTTGACTTTGACGATACGGCTCTGTCTAGTGCTGTCACTACTGGTGATCTCCAGTACACAGCTGCTAACGGTTCCTACGATTTTAGAGAGTGCCTAGTTGGTGATCTGGCTAAGGTTCGTTTCTCTTTTAACGTTACCCCTCAACAAGCTAATACAACCCTCGAGGTTGGCTTGATCTGGGCTACTCGTGATGCCAATGATGCGGTGACCTTTACGTTCCCACTGCTTACTCAGCCTATCTTCTACGGCACCGGTACGGTCGGTAAATCCTTCCTGAACCGTGTCGAGATGTCGGCCTACTTCGCTTCTAGTGAAGACCTTAATGCCCGTGTTCTACCCGCTATTCGTGCGGACAATGAAGTCCTGATTCAACCCCTGACCACTCTCTGCACGATTGTCCGATGATTAAAGTCACCCGTAACCGAGCCGGTAACTGTGTCAACTTTATTGGCACATCTAACCCTGCTTATTGGAACGCCTGCCTGTCTGCAGAGGTGGACACAGAGGATAACACTCGTATCAATATCATTAACGACCTGCGTACTGCAACCGTTAACGAGCCTGTCTACGAGTTCTACAAGATCCCATACACAGAGTTTCAAGACCGTGACGGTAATGCGTTTGCATCTGCTGCGGACGCTGCTGCCTACATCAGTGTTGAAGCCAACGTCGCTTCGTCTACAGGACAGTTCGTACTGTCTGATAGCGACTCGATGAACTTCACGCTAGATACTACTGAAACTACAATCCTAATGGACAATGGCGACTCGTTCGCCCTTCACTCTATTCGGGCTGTTGGTAACTCAGAAGGTCACATTGATATCTTGCAACACACTGGTGACCTCAGCATTTTTGAAGGACTACGTGTTGCCAACACTACCATTAATGGTGCCAATGTTACTGATAATCAGGCTGCTGCTGTTAATGAGCTAAACGCTCTCTTCCAACATAGTGGCGGTACAACAGGATCAGCCCCAGTAATTACATCAGCTACCACAATTAACCTTACCACTGGAAATACTCTTAACTATGAGTTAGTAGCTACAAACGGTGTTGCCTACGAATGGTCTAATCTACCTAGTGGTGTGGCTATCGTTGACGGTAATGTAAGGAAGTTAATTGGTGGATCTAGCCTAGTGGCTGGTACTTACACAATCACAGCCAAGGCTATTAACTACTTTGGAGAAGATACGAAAACAATCAGCTTGGTTGTTTCCGCTCCTCCTTTTTCAGATACTAAGTCTGTTAGGTTTGTTAGTGGTGACTACTTAGGCGCTAATGCTTCTCGTGCAGATGCAGCACTTGGTAGGTCAGCTAATGGAGCTGGTGCGACTGATGCCTGGACTATCTCCTGGTGGTTCAAAGCTCCCACTAGCTCTAATAACAAGCAAACCATGTTCTACTTCGGTGATCATGATGAAGCCAACGGTGGTAGAATTAGGGTACGTTTTGTTGGATCCTTAGACAGCTTACAATTTCACTATGGATCGGATAACAACAATATTATCTGGGCCAGTGCTCACAATGTCTTACCTAGCGAGCAGTGGAAGCATATCGCAATTACATATGACGGAGGTGCCACTGGGTCGTCAAGTGGAAGCATAAGCAGCTATTACAGCCGCTTTAAGTTTTTCGTTGATGGTCAGGAGATTACTTCAGGTGGTTCGTTCAACAACGACAACTACGGATATACGGGGTCAATTGATCCTGATAATTTCCGAGTTGGACGTGAGGTTTCGAGCGACTACATGAAACCCAATGCTTATGTTGATGAGATGGCTGTATGGTCATCAGATCAGTCTGCCAACATCTCTGATATTTACAACAGCGGCACTACTCACGACTTGTCGCTTTTAACTAATTCCCCAGATCACTACTGGCATATGGGGGACGGTGATACCTATTCAATTATTCAAGACAATATTGGCGATGCTCATTTTGTTATGTATAACATGACAGCCGCTGACATTGTAAACGACGTTCCTTAATTATTATTATCATTATGTCTGCTGAAACTTTTAACGCACGCTCTTTGAAGGGTGCTGATCTTCTCGTGCCTTTCGGTTATGCCAAGGGTGTGACTGTGTCTACTCCTAACGCTTCCTACACCGTTGAAGAGTTGACCAACTTGATCGCTGTTGCTCAGAAGCGGCCTCAGAACGGTGGCGTAACTGTCACCGAAGCATGAGCCTCTACCGCAATATAAACAAGCG